TGGAAACTTTGGAACACTTTAATAAACCGCTGGCTAGTTACCATCATGGGGATGATGTTTTGATTGTATTTGACTATCAGTCAGACTCAATGGCATATAACATAATGGCAGGCATATGCGGATTTGAAGCTCAAGGTGCTAAGCTACTAAGCAGAAAAAAACGTGCTGAGTTTTTGCGGATGATGTATTATGAAGACGGTAAGGTGCGTGGGTCGTTGGCAAGGTCAATTGCTTCATTTGTATGCGGCAATTGGGAACAAGAGGAACATAATGATATTATAGAAGATATGAAGGCGTTGTATGACCAAGGGACTTTAATTATTAGGCGGTATGGGAGAACAGACGCCGTTAAAAAGTTGTTTGACTGTATCTTGTACAATAAGATAAAAAGTGGCTTGAAAGAAAACAATGTCAAACAGCATACTGAATTACTTTTTTATTTGATAAACTTGATGAGGGTAGAAAGAAGAGAACTTGGGGGAATAGGAATGCTATTCCCTGGTGAACGATTCTTAATGAATCGTGACCTATCAAAAAAAGTGATTTCAACATGGGAAGCTTATCAAAATATAAGGGCAGATGTTTTGGGAAGTGGTGGTATGTTGCGGCAAGGGCAAAAGTTTAAAGTAGCAAATCAAAACTGGTATACGTCAAAGTACACAAACTTTTTGAATAACTGGGCATTTGAAAAGTTTGGGATTGTTTTAATGCCTGATGATTTGCAAAAAATCAAGTCTGGTATTGTTGAAGAAATTGTTTTTTCTAGTGGTATTAGGAGCATGGAAAAAGCAAAGATACTACTGTTTTCACTGTATGAGCTGTTCAAGAAAACAGGATTAATTAAAGGCTTCGGAAATGTGCTGGAAAGCTATAAAATGTGCTGTGAAGTCAATGGTAGGCTGTGTGTTGGTGAAGCTAAAAAAATAGGTGATGTGCTTTTTGGGAAAGAGAGAGTCAGAAACTATGACCAAGGATTGCTGGTGAGCGAAATGATGTTGAAACAGCTGAGAAGTGCCGAAGCTTTGGCAGTTGATGAGTTTCGGCTGAAATTGCTGAGTGAGTGTATTCGAAACAGAGCGTCTAAAGAGCGGGTTATGCGAGAAATTAGATACAAGAAATCAAAGCGTATGGCTGAACCAGGAATTGAAATATTTCG